CAAAGACATTCCAATGGTTGTTGTGAATCACACATACAAAGAGATTGGTTTGTATCCTAGAGATATCGTTGGTGGTGGTACAGGTTCGTATTACTCAGCAGATACAATTTGGATTCTTGGTCGGCAGCAAGAAAAGACCGGCACAGAAATTACAGGATACAACTTCATCATCAACGTTGAGAAGTCACGATTCGTTCGTGAGAAGTCGAAGATTCCTGTAGCAGTATCATTTGATGGTGGTATTCAAAAGTATTCTGGTCTGATGGACATTGCACTTGAAGGTAACTTTGTGAGTAAACCATCAAATGGTTGGTATGCTAAAGTTGATCAAGAAACTGGTGAGATTGGTGACAAGAAACGTTTTGATGATACACAAACCGCAGAGTTTTGGAATGATATTCTTGCTAGTGAGAAATTTAAAGAGTATGTAAGGAAACGATATGAGATCACATATGGTAGCATTATGGGAAAAGATCCAATTTTGGAAGAAGAAACCGATGACACTATTGTATAGTATAGACTATGATTTGGTTCCCTCTGAAGATGGAAAGGTCACTGGTGTAGGAATTAAAACTGGAAAATATGCTGGTGTCTTATACCACTACGGTCACGCACAAATAATAGAAGAAGAGGAAGTTGCTCGATTAAAATTTGACTATACTCTAATTCGAGAAGGTAAATATACGGTCGAAGAATTGCAAAATGATCCAGAATTTCGTGAGATTCTTGGTGATATATTAACAGAAATACTCTTATCGAAAGTTGAAAATGGAGAGATTGGAAACGACAATATTAAAGAATTTGATATTTAATGAGGACTACGCACGTAAAATTTTACCTTTCATAAAGTCAGAATACTTCACAGACAACACCGAGAAAATACTCTTTGAAGAAGTTGAGGAGTATATCAATCACTATAAGCATCTTCCTACCTATGAGTCCCTTGTAATTAATTTTTCAGAATCTAAAAAAATGACTGAACAACAAGTTCAGGACTCAGTTGAGATGCTCCGTAAAATTAATTCTGAAAAAGATGAAAGATCAAATATAGAATGGTTAATTGACAACACAGAAAAATTTTGCCAAGATAAAGCAATCTATAATGCCATCATGAAGTCTGTAAAGATTCTTGATAACAAATCCGATAAAGACAGTAAAGGTTATATACCACAACTATTGAGTGACGCACTTGGTGTATCATTTGATTCATCTGTTGGTCATGATTATGTTGAAGATGCTGATAATCGATTTGAATTTTATCATCGCCATGAAACGAAGATTCCATTTGACTTAGATATATTCAATAAGATCACTAAAGGTGGTCTGCCAACAAAAACTCTGAACATTGCACTTGCAGGTACTGGTGTTGGTAAATCTTTGTTTATGTGCCACGTTGCTGGTTCGTGTTTGTCTCAAGGTCAGAATGTTTTGTATATTACAATGGAAATGGCAGAAGAACGAATTGCTGAACGTATTGATGCCAATCTTTTGAACATTGATATATCCGATTTGCATGCCATCAGTAAACAGGACTATGACCGCAAATTCTCTGCAATGAAAGTAAAGACACAAGGTAAATTAATCATTAAAGAATATCCAACCGCTGCGGCATCTGCACTCCACTTTCGTTCTTTGTTAAATGAATTGCAACTAAAAAAGAGTTTCAAACCTGACATCATCTTTATTGACTATCTTAACATTTGTGCAAGTGCTAGGATCAAACCAGGGTCGAATGTCAACAGTTACTCTTATATTAAAGCGATTGCCGAAGAATTGAGGGGTCTGGCCGTAGAGTTCGCAGTGCCCATAGTATCTGCCACTCAGACTACCCGTTCCGGATTCACCTCCAGCGATCCTGGACTTGAGGATACCAGTGAGTCGTTCGGTCTGCCAGCAACCGCCGACTTTATGTTTGCTTTGATAAGTACCGAAGAGTTGGAACAATTGAATCAGTTGATGGTTAAACAATTGAAGAATCGATACAATGATCCAAATACATTCAAAAGATTCGTCATAGGTATTGACAGAGGCAAGATGAAACTGTATGATGTTGAACAGTCAGCACAAGAAGATTTAGTAGATGCTGGTCAAGTAGATGACAAACCACTGAATTCATTTGGTGACCGTGAGAGACTTAGTGGTATGAAGAACAAGTTTGGAGGTTTCAAAGTATGAGTTATGTGAAATATTATGATAATGTTTTACCTAAAACATTTTGTGATTCTGTTATAAAGAAGTTTGAGAATCATCCAAAGCAACAGAAAGAAACTTTTCTTGAAGGTCATAGATCATTCACTGAGTTGAATCTGAATGAGAATATGGTCAGTTGGAAGTCAGAGATAGAATTTCTGGTAGGTACCATGCAGACTTACATGGATGTGTACAAGAAAGATGTTGGCGTAGATTTGATGGCATGGCCAGAAAATCATGGTTACGAACAACTCCGTATGAAACGTTATCTTCCGAACGACCAAGATGAGTTTAAATTTCATGTGGATGTACAAGACTATGCTTCAGCACGTAGATTCTTAGTTTATTTCTGGTATTTGAATGATGTGGAAGAAGGTGGTGAGACAGCATTCCAACTGAACAGGAATCAACCAGTCAAAGTTAAAGTACAACCCAGAGCAGGCCGTTTGCTGATGTTTCCACCACTATGGACGCATCCACATGTTGCATTCAAACCTGTTGGTGGACCAAAGTATATTGTTGGTGGATATCTACATTACATTTGAAGTATAAATACTCAAATAACTTAGAGGAATTACTAAATGAGTGCTAATCAGATACAAGATTTATATAAAGAATTGGTCAATCTCGTCATTATTAGTGACCCAAAAATGTCTTCCCAAAAACCAGATTTTGAGTTTAAAACTGGCACTACATTGGTTCTAAAAATCACTGATAGGAACGTTTTTAAAACTGAATTTGAAGCATATCTGAAAAAAGAAAAAATTACATTTAGTGCCGCACAAAGTGGATCCAGTATTGGCGCAACAAAAATTGATTTTAAAAAATACTATCCAGGATTAAAACCACTTACGATTGTATATAAACCTAAAGGAGCAGCAGGAAAACCACCAACTGTTAAGACAGCATGGCAAGAACAAGGTGCAGCATATATTTTTGAACAAGCATTAGTTAATAATGTGGACTATGAAAAGAACTTGAAAGATGCAATGTCCAAGTTTAAAACAAGTCCAGCAGTTCTTAGTAAGAAAGTTTTACCTGAAGATATATTGTTGGAAGCATTTAAAGATGATCTGAAAAAACTGAGAGAAATATTTGAAGTAAAGGTAAATTCTGGATTTCCATATGTCGATTGGTTGAATTCTTTTTATTTCAGCCAAAAAGTATTACTTGCAAAGTATTCAAAATCCACGTTTCAGAGATTCGATAGAGATGGTGGATTTATGGCATATATTACAAAACTTGTTCAAGTTAAATTTAATATCGCTAGAAAAGATACATGGAATCCAGCAGATGTATGGGCAGTTAAAGGGTCAGAACAAACTATTCAAAAGTTTATCGATGATGGTTTGAAAAATGTTATGGACTATAAAGACGCATCAAAGAAATATGAAGGTGCTCAATTAGAGGATTATATACGTGCAGGAATTTTATGTATAAATTCTTTACTGATTGATCTACTCACTGGAACAAATCCTAAAGTTGTTGGTATCTCACTAAAATTAACTGACAGTGGTGCTTATATAGAAGAAGTAAATTTTGACAAAGTAAAGAAAGATATAAAAGCAAATAAGGCACTGATAGATACAGTTGAAAATCCTTTTAAAATTGATCCTAAAGAAGATTTCCAATGTAATTTTGCCATAACACAGGGAACAAAATCAAAAGGAACATTTACACAAGATGTTAGGATATTTGCTGAAGATTTGAATAATAATAGTGTATTTAATTTTCAAATTAAAGCACTTGATAGTGCAAAAATAAATCAAAATTTAAAATTTGAATTGACAATACAAGGTAAAGGTGCCGCTAGAGGTGGTAAAGTTCCTGTTGATTATCTTTTGAGTTTGACGAAAAAACTTAAACCTGGTGGTTTTGCAAATGATAATAGTAAATATCCTAAAACATCTAAAGAGTTTATGGATAATTTAACTGAAGGTAAAAATTATCAGACAATGTTTAAAAAAGTAAGTTCCAATGTAAAAGATATTGGGGTTGACTATGAAGGATTTGTAGCAAATGTTATGAAGGCATTTAATTCAGATAATGTTACAGCATCAAATGCTACATGTAAGTTGATGGGTTTTGAATTTTTATATTTTTTATTGACATTAGAAGATAAAAAAATGAGAGGTTTAATAACGGACATGGCATATCTTGCTCAAAAGAAAAATACGAGAGGTTTTGATACTTTCGGACCATTTATAAAAATAGCATAAAATGAAATTCTCAGAATACATAACCGAAGCAAAAGAAGGAAAGAACGTTCACTTGGAACATCTTGAAGATAACGTACTGAACAACGGTGTGTCTGGTGCAAGAGAAGCAATCAACTTTTTGCGTTCACTTCGTAATATGTTAGCAGGTCATTCCGATGTTAAAGTAAATGTTACAACAAAATGGGATGGTGCACCTGCTATCTTTGCTGGAATTAATCCAGAAAATGGTAAGTTCTTTGTTGGTACCAAATCTGTATTTAACAAGAATGCTAAACTAAACTATACTGATGCAGACATTGATGAGAATCATCCATCAGAAGGTCTGAATGATAAACTAAAGACTGCACTTGCATACTTACCTAAGTTGGGCATCAAAGGTATTCTGCAGGGTGATATGATGTTTACCAAAAGCGATCTGAAACCTGAAACAATTGATGGTGAAGAGTATATTACATTTCAACCAAATACAATTGTGTATGCGGTGCCAGCAAACACCAAACTTGCTAAGATGATGATGGCAGCACAACTTGGTGTAGTGTTTCATACAGCATACACAGGTAAAGATATTGAAAACATGAAAGCATCATTCAATATTGATTTAGGACATCTAACAACAACAAAAGATGTTTGGTTTCGTGATGCATCATTCACTGACGCATCTGGTTCTGCTACATTTACAGAACAAGAGACTGCCGAACTCACATCAATTTTATCTCAAGCAGGAAGATTGTTCACTACAATACCTGCATTAACATTAAATAAGATTGCATCATCTGAAACTTATCTGGTGCAAATTAAAACGTACAACAACACCAAAGTGCGTGAAGGTCAAGAGATTCGTGATACCAGGGCACATGTGAATGGTCTGATGAAGTGGGTAGAAGATAAACTGAATAAAGAAATATTAGCAGCAAAGAAAGCAGATACCAAAGAGAAACGCATCAAAGAGAAAACGGAAGTCATGCGATTCTATCGTACCAATGCCGCTCAATTAAAGAATGTGTTTGATCTGATGAATATGATTATTGAAGCAAAACTCATGATCATTCGCAAGTTGGAAACCATCAGATCAATTGGTACATTTGTACGTACAGACGATGGATTCAGAATTACAGCACCAGAAGGATTTGTTGCTGTAGATAAACTAAAAGGTAATGCATTGAAACTGGTTGATCGATTAGAGTTCAGTCATCAAAACTTTAATGCTGCCAAAAATTGGAGTAAATGATGGAATATGATATCAATAAGATTATGGCAGAGTATGGTGATGATGACTTTGGATTCACCACAGTTGATGAGGCAGAGTATGATGCAGTCATTGCAGAGAAAGACGAAACGGTAGAAGAATATAAAACGAGATTGGCACAAGTAGAAAAGATTATTATGCCTTTTCTGACTAATCTTTTAAAGTCACAGTCACAACCCTATATTCATTGGCCTAATCGTGGTCCAATCATTGAGAAACAAATACAGAAGATATTAACCTTAACGAGGGGATAATGGCATACTCCGACAAAGTATTAGATCACTATGAGAATCCAAGAAATGTTGGCGTATTTGCGAAAGAAATAAAACGAGTGGGCACAGGTATGGTAGGTG